TTCCAGCACAATCAATTGTCAAAGTAGCTGTTCCACCTTTTGGGTCATCCTTAAAGTTAAAAACAACAACTCCACCTGCTACTGCTGCTGGCATAGTAGCTGTTAGTGCTGCTGCCCCAGTGTATGTAGGTGAATTAATTGCATTCATGACAAGAGTACATGCATTACTAGAAACGCTTGGAGCTTCTACGCTTAGCCCAAAATACGAACCAACTAAGCCATTAGCCCATCCTTCATGAAACGCTTTACTGTTTGGATTTAGTTTATCACTTCTCATTTTACACGCCCTCCAAGTTAATAAGTGCATGTGTCTCAGGAAGAGTAACTTCAAGACCTGCTTCTGTAAGAATCATATCTTTTCGTAAATCTTCGTCAGCTTGCTGCACATTAGTTGTTATAGAGGTATCCCTGTTCAAGCCATTTCCAACAAGTGGTCTGTATGCAACATGATCAAGATCAACCATTTGCATAAATCCTGCTGCAAAGCCTCTAAATAGAGGTTCTGCTACAAGACTAACATCACCATGTATTGTTTGGATTTTAGTAACTAAATGGCCAAAAGCACCTTTGCTTGCTGGGTGATTGTATTGAGCTCCACTAGAATTAAGCAAAGACCCATCAACAAACCCACCATCTCCTATTTTATTAAAATGGGAAATTACAGGCCTAGATGCCAATGCTAATTTTGCAGCTCCTCCACCCCTTGCAGGGTCAAAGATCACTTCAAAATCACTAAGCATGTCATCATATGTCCATTGACCTGCTTCGTTAGATTTATAGTATGGAACGCCTTCGTTGTAGCTTACTTGAGTTCCATCATTAACTATATTTCCATAACCTTCAGCAATTGTGCTTCCAACGATACCAGATGAATACTGAATACCACCAGCAGAACCTTTTTGTCCAAAAAGCATTGCTCTTTCAATGTCAACTTTATGCTCTCTTAATTTAAGATTCCATATTCGCTGCCATTCATCAGCATAACCTCTGTAAACAGTAGCTCTAGCTGTATTAGTCATTTCACAAGCTGTTTTAAAGATTTGAGTAAACCCATAATCATTATCTAGTTGCTGAGACCATACATCTGGAGCTCCAGATCCTTCTTCAAAAGATGTACCAATTACAGTACATTTTGAATTATCTGTCATGGTAAGAGTGCTTGTTGTTCCAGTGTGAGATATTGAAGTAACATTGCATGTAGTTTTTGATCCTGCATCTACAACAGTGTTAATTCTTACATTTGCAGTTGTAGGAACACTATTCCCATCAACATCACCAATTGCAACAACCATTCCTGGTATTAACCAGTCAACAGATGCTCCACCAGTAGTGTCGAAATCTAAACTCATAGTACTTCCTTCTGCAACCAATGCAACAGTGCTTCCACCACCATCTAGCAAAAAGCTTCTATCTGCAATTGCTATTTTTGTTCTGTCTTCTAAGAACCTAAACTGTGAATCAGATGTAGGTACTTTTGCGACTTTTGACAAGTATACGAAAAATGGTGACTCTTCTGGGGCTAAATCAGCGACTCTATCACTAAAATCATACAGTCTTCTTGATGGTATAGTACTATCAATGACTGCACCAGGAGTACCAAATTTTACTTGTCCACTATTATAAGTAGCCATTTTTTCTCCTATTGTGTTTTATTAACAATTAAAGTACCTTGCTTCTACTTCCTGCAGCCACTATACTATCCCACATTTGGTCAGCTTCATTCTTAACTTCTGGTTGTTGCCCTTGCAGGACACCAGCCTGAGGTGTAGATTGAATATCTCTGACTTGATCCAAGTTAGCATTGTTAGCAGTTGCTGGCCCAGAAACAACTGAACGCCACATTTTCAACACATTGTCAATACCATAGCTAGCAGGGTGTCTATCTGCAAATTCTACAAAAGATGCTACTTCCTGTGGACTTAAACCTCTAGCTGATAAGTCAGCTTGTAGTTTAGACATTCCAGCAGTTTTTTGCATTTCTGCTTCCATTGCTCCTACTCTCTGTTGTACAGCACTGTTAATCTGTTGAGCTTGTTGCTGTTCTCTGTACTTGTACGATTTAGATGAAGGGTCATTAAAGGCTTCCCATGGATCAAATTCATCAGCTGTTAACTGTATTTCTGGTTGGCCACCTGGCCTAGCATTAGGGTTTGCAGCTTTTTCTTGCATAGCCTGTACTAAGTCTGGACGTGACTCCAAAAATTGTCCCAGTTGTTTATATTTTTGCAGCTGTTGATTTTCAGCAGCGAGTTTATCCTTTTCAGATTGAAAGTATTTTGCTGATTGTTGCCAATCTACAGGATTCTCGTTGGTTTGAGTCTCTACATCTTGCCCTACACCATCAATGGGCTCACCTTGAAGATGTCCATCTACCTGTGCGTTATTGTTATCTTGAGTCATCACTTTTCTCCTTGTTTGTGCTATCTCTCAAAAAACTTGAGTTAACTACCCTTTGTTCTGTAATTTCTCTTTTTCGAGTTTAACAGCATCGTTAAATCGCCTTGCAGATATAACCTGTTCTGATTTTGATGACAGTTCATGTTCTTTAAGACGAGCTTTAAATTTCTCAACTTCAGTTCTTTTTCGTGATGATACTTGCTCTCTTTCAGCAGTTTGTAAGTCACCTGTAAGTTTCTTGATCTGCTCTTGAGCTCCTTGAAGTTGTTGTTGCAATTGTGCAACCATATCTGTTCTTTGCATAATACCCTCTTTGTCAAATATTTCTGTTTTCTTGAGAGCTTCGTGCTTGTCAATAAGTCCAGATTGATATGCTTGCATATAAATATCCCACTCGCCCCATTTATTAGAAGGCATAGTAGAGTTACCTATAACTCTAATATCAAACTGACCTACTGTAATATCATTTTTAATAGTTTGCAATTCTTTTGTTTGGTCGTCATACATTTTTTTATTAACCATATATTCAGTCATATCGTTGTTAGGCTGAACAACTCTAAACATTTTATAGTAGTTGTAATGCTTTTTAGATAAATTGTATATAACACGACCTAATCTTTTTAAACTTCCCTCTACGTCTCTTAGCTTAGACTTAGAACGTCTTTGTCCAAAATCTTCCATCATCATTGTTCCAGACGATGTTTTAGGTGCAGCCTCTGCATTGCCTTGCTGCATTTCAAAAATACCCATGTTTAAATCAATATATTTTTCAATCATTCGTGGTAATTCAATAATTGAGTTAGATAACTGCTGTGGTGCAGGAAAGTGAGGTTCCCCTAAAGATGCATCGTATTCTATAGTTGCGTTAGGGTTTGCCCAGTCTCTTTCAAGTTCTTCCATATCTTGAATTGAGCCCTGGGGCACGAGGAGTTTTAGCCCAGATGATGATTGGGCGTGAGATGTTATAAGTGATACCATCTTATTAAGGAACCTCTGAAAATCTTTATTTTTTCTTACATCACTCATTGGATAGGGAGTGTTTGTCCATATGTTTGGAAGTGGTACTATTGGGTATATATCTGTATCTAGCACCCTTTCATACAAAACAATCTGCCCTACACTGCAACATAATTTAATTCTTGTCTGCTGTACTTCTACAAAGTCAACAAGATTCTTTTCCATCATTACTTGAAACTTTTCGTCTTGAAGCCTCATTTGCATTTCTTCTTGAGTAACAATCTGCTCATCGCCAGTTTGAGTGTTTAGCACTCTAAAATAAGGCATTTTAACTTTTGAGTAATGCTCTAGGACTCTGTACTTTTCACCAGCAGTGTTGCCATAATCATAGTCTTTGACTACATCTGGTGTAAATGACCCTTTGTTCCTAACATTAGTTGCTGCAGGGTAGTCATCATCATCAGTCATAGTTTCTACTTCATCTATTAACAGTTTGCCACTTTCGTCAATAGGTTGTGATAATTTAGGGTACAGGTCTTTTACTTGGTTTTTTGTTAAAATTGTAGAAACAATCATAGATGAAGCATCATCAAAGTATCTATGTCTTGCATTTGGATCAACGTAAACCCTAAATGGGTCTAAGTTTGTAAATTTTATCTCTCCCCTGCCATAGTCAGCCTCAACATCAGTGTAAGCATAAAAGTACCCAAGGCCTGTAACAGCATAATCATGCACTGCCTGCTTAAACATTTCGTCACCATCTGATATATCCCAAGTGTACTCTAGTATAGTTTTCCAAACTTTAGCTAGCTTGACATCAGAGTCTTCTCTTGGGGCAGCACTAAACTTAGGGGGTTTTGATGTAATAATAGCTTTAAACTGCTCAATAGCAGAATACAGCCTGTCTACTGGGGTGCTTGATTGATTCCTTGAGTTTAGCTCGTCTTGCTCATTAGGATCAAAATGATTTCCTAGATAAAAATCAATATCTTCTCTTGCTTGAGTATCCCAGTCAGACCTAGCTTCTTGCCATCGTCTGAAAAGCTCTTGCGTCTCAATCGCTCTTTTATCCTTTTGAATCATGGTCGTAATTTATAACATTTATTATTGTTATGCAAATTATCTCCTTGCTCCAGTAATCCAGTTGTAAACTTTTTTAGGTTTAAGCCAGTTACCTTTAGCATCTTTTTCTTTCTTTTTGTTGGCAGCTTTAGGATTTCCTCTGGCAAACTGAGTCGACAGCCAGAAGGCATCGATACAGTCATCATGTGTGCCCTTAGGAAAATCCAGCAGCTCACCTATTAATTCGTGCATATTCTTCTTTAAGTGCACAGCTCCAGCTTTAAACATAGGCTGCAGCCCTTCAAAAAGCCTATCTTTCTTTTTTTGGTTACCATAGCCCTTAATACCTTTTTCTATGCCAGGTAAGAAGACTCCTTCCTGTTTACTTCTTTTATGAACATAATCTCTCAACATTTCCTGATAAGATATTGTTTCGATGTTTATTCGTCTGATTGGCTTGTATCGTTCAGCGATTTTAAATATCTGGTCTGCACAGTCCATGGGTAACACTCTTTTTCTCCAGTATTCAAGAATGTAGTAATCATTGTCCTTAGTAACCCCAATAACCATAATAACGCTATAATCGTTCCTAGCACCAAGTGTAGAGGCAGGATCCACACCAATGTATATATTGATGTACTCAGTGTCTCCATTTTCAAATTTGATATACCACGAATTGCATTCTTCATCAAATCTTGCATTGCCTGTATAAAAGTTGTCATTTATGTCCTCTTCTGAAAATATCTGATCTTCAGGAGATTTAGCTTGATTCATGTATTCTTGGTAGAATTTAGCTGGAGTCCCTGAATCGATGTAAAATTGCTTTCTTTCTTCTAATTTGGTTAAAGGCCACCTGCTGGGCCACAATGGAGTGCCATCATCAAGAATAGCCTTGTAGGTAACAACATCCCAGGAAAAGTCTTCCCCAGTCTTCTTTGCATCGCTATGTCCTTTAACTATTCCATTTAAGAAACTGTCATAGTGAACAATTGTTCCATTGCACCACAAAAACCCATCTTTGTCAAAATCAATCGCTGGATACACTGCAGCAGTAACCCAGTCCTTAATATGCCTTCTTGCATCAGGAGTCTTAGTATTTAGCTCAGATTCGAAGTCATCAAGGATAATACCAGTATATCTGGTAGAAAACTGCTTTTTACCCCTTAACCTCTGGGCAGTACCTTTTGCTATCATTCTGCATCCATTTGTAAGGGTAAATTCAGTTTTTGTCCACTTATCGCCTTCAAGGTCGCCAAAGTAGTAATGGATGGCAGGATTGTCGTAAATGTGGTTTTGTATCCACGCCAGGTTGTCTTGAGCCTGATCTTGGGCCTCACCAACCCATGCAATAAACTCAGGTCTTTCTTTTGTGGCAAATAAGAACCTATGCATAACAGCACAGGCTGCTAAAGTCGACTTTGCATGGTCTCTAGGCAAAACAAGTGCTAATTGCTGTTTATTCTTGTCTAATAGGTGCTTTCCCATTTCATAGTGAAACTTAGGGGATTTGGTTGCTAAGAAGTCTTGAGGTGAAAATAATTTGCCAAATGCAATTAAGTTATTGTATGCAAGCTGCAAAATCTCTTCGTTCTTCGAAACATTGCCATTTAGATTTAAATTAGCCATTCATTAAATTATTTATTTTCTTTTCTGCCCACTCGTAAGCTGTCCTGACTAATTTGAATAAAAGGTTGTACATGTTCGTGAGTAACCATACAATAGGTTGGACAACTATATTTTGTAATTTTTGCTTCATAAACTTTTTTAGACTCCCCAAGGACGACTATCACACAAAATATGATAATTGCACCCCAGTTCATCGTTCCTCCTCATGTTATTAATTTTTAGTATATGACTACCATTTTTCTTTGTCAGCCCAGTATGCAGCAGACATTTTGCCTTTTGCTATGTTTTTACCATGTCTGGCCTTAAAAGACTTTCTTCTTGCTTTTTGTTTGGCAGATTCACCTTTTTTAGGCTTACCAGCAGTTTTAACGCCTTGCTGCCCAAAACGTATAGTTTTAACTTTATCGCCCTCTTTTGCAACAACAATATGTGATTTTTTAGGATGACCAGGGGTTCTTTTAGGTTTATTGTACCCAGACACCCCAGCACGCCTAAGTCTAGCATCTTTTGTTTTAATAGACATTGTTAAAACCTCTTATTTGTTAAAAAATATAAACATTACACCCATAATTACTTTATCTAGTATCCAAAGAAGGATAAGTATGCTAAGCTTATTGCTTGAGCTCAAAGTGGGGTAAATCTTTGAAGCCTGTGTCTTTAACTTCTGTATTGTCATTCCAGTCTCCTCCCCATCTTAGTGGTATATCAAGCATTGCAGCAATGCCTTTAACAAACCCAGCAAAGTAATACATCCTATCTGTATCATCCCAATCGACAGGCCAAGGTACGATGTCCACAGCATTGCTTGGGTTAGCATTATGTTTACCCTTAGGAAACTTAACTTTAGACTTGCCATCGTCAAAATATTTGTTTTGCAGCTCCTCACCTCTATGTCCTTCCAGGACAGTGCAGTCAAAGTGTTTAATTACCTGATAAAAGACTTGCTGTAAGTCTTCATGGCATGTTTCTAGTTTACTTATTGATTTTTTACCAAACTTTGGCATTATGCTTCTCCTTCTACTTTCATTTCACCATAAATATTCGTAACAATGTCGTACAAATCAAATTGACTGTTGCAATGTGGGCATACCCAGCCACACAATTCATCTTTTTCGTCTAACATGCCAATTCTTGTTGATTGCAATTCATTTAAATTTAAATTTTTTTCGCAAATTGTGCATCTATCGTCATTTCTCTTCTTTTTCGCCATGTGCGAGTAATCTTGTTTCCCCATTTTTAACCTCTTCTAGTTGTTTAGGTGAAAATCCAGCAAAAACTGTCAACTGCTCAGATTTTTTATCTTCTGTTTCGAACAAACCACTGATTTTAGACAAGCTTTCTAAGGATCTAAGCTTATCAGAGTCCTTTTCAGCTAAATCAGCAATTGTCTTGTACCTTTCAACTATCCAGTCTGGAGTTACTCCCTGCTTTTCAAGCGTAGCGACAACTTCTTTTTTAATCATTTTCTGTACCTCTCTTGTTTTTAAGAGTTTAGATGTCTGTAATTTAATATACTTTTCGCTTTCTGCATTTGGACAGGCAGCTTTGTAAGATTCTATTGGGCTAAGGCCTGATGCCATATACCTTGCAAACAGCATTTGTTTGTTTTCACTAAGGTTTTTAGGCGTTTCACCAGAAAACGTAAATATGTTCTGGGCCACGCCATCTTCGCCTAGCATCTTTTTTTTACCAGTAACAACAAACGTACCACATACTGTCCTTACACACAAAGGATTCCTTGTCCCAAGCCCTTTTACTGTAAATCGTTTTAAGATCTGGCAAATGTAACCATCATCAGTATAAGTCCAGTTACCCTCTTTTGCCTGCCTCCAATCATCAACAACAACAGAAAGGCCTGTAAGTGCCTTAAATTCATTAATATTGTCATACAAGTAGTGGTTAACGCCTTTTATTGTTTTGATGTCCATACTCGAAATATACGAAAACCTGGCCCAAATATCAAAATTCCCCCTATTATAGCTATATATATTATAGCAACAATATTTATAGCTATATATATTATAGCAATACTAATATAGCAAAAAGAAAAAGTATTAAGATAATAAAAAGAAAAAGTTTGAAAAAATTTTGAAAAATAAAATTTGAAAAAAATTACCTCAGAATGAGTGAGAGTGTTTTTTTATGGGGGGTGCACGTTGAAAATTACGTTTGACTTCTGTTATTAGGTTGAATTTATGGATATTTTTTTGGGTTAAATTTGGGCGTATTGTTTCGCAGGTATAAAAAAAGCCACACCTTTTAAAATGTGGCTTAATTTATCCCTTTTAACGCTTTATTCTAGTATTTAAATAACTTATAGTATTCTCTTATTTTATGATATGATAGTTTTTGTAGTTCTGTCCTATCTACATTATATAGACAACTAAAGGTTGTTAGTTCATTAATCATTTTACTTTTATTTTGTGTATGTTTATTCGTATTCATATTATATCCTTATTTAGTTTAACTTATTATTTAACTTGGTTTTAGTTTATATCCTGCTTTATGTCTTCAATTATGGCCTGTGCAATTTCATGATAATTGATTTTATTTAGTGCATGACCTAGTAAATCATTTTTAAAACTGCCTTCATAATCGCTGTTATATTGATTAATTGTCATTTCATACGCTACATCTTTTAAATGAAGGACTGCAATTGATACCATCCATTTATTTTTTATACCATTTTTTATATAGCTATAAACACTGTCATATAAATTTTGATCATTATCTAGCCACAGCTTGAAAACCCATGTTTCATAATTAGTCCATCCATTATATTGCTTTTGTTCTTTTATATCTTTTATTATTTCTTTTTTAAAGTTGTTATAAATTGCATTTTCTTTATTTATTTTCATTTTTTATATCTCCTT